AAGTAATAGATTCTGGAAAATAAGGAAGAAATTCTCTTCTGATTAAATTTAAATAGTAATCCGATGCCAAGTCAACATCTTGAGCTTCACCTATTTGTTGTGAAACTTTAATTACATTTCCAGAACTTTCCATCCACTCATAATATTTTTCCAAAAATGTAACAAAAACAGGATACTCACTGCGAATATACTCAGGTAATTGTTGTGATACTAAAGGTGAAATTAAATAATTACTCATGAAGTTTTAATTGTTTTTACTGTAATACTTGTTGGGTCAGATTCATCCAAAACTAACATTTTATTTAATTTAGATTCAACAATATTAATTTTAGGTCTAAAATGTATCATAATATCTTTGAAGTCATTATCAACAGCGGTTGGTCTAAAGTCAGATAAAGTTACTTTACCTAAAGTATAATCTACTACACCAGCTACACCATTATTTCTATTTTTATTAATTATAACTTTCGTGTTTTGACTTGAGGTTTCATCTAATTTATAATATGCAATCCTCAATTGTCCATAACGACCTTCTAATACAGCTGTTGCGGCCGCCAATTGACCACCGCCGCCGGTAATTTGAACTGCAGCTGAAGTATATCCAATACCTGGATTTGTAACAGTAACTTTACTCAACTTGCCATTAACAATTGTTGCAACAGCAGTAGCACCTTCACCATCACCTACAATAGTTACGGTTGGTGTTGATGTGTAGTTTAATCCGGTACTAGTTACTGTTATGGCTTCAACTCCACTAAATGATGATGGAATTTCTTCAAAAAAACATTGTCTTGTAATACCTTCTTCGTCAACCATAGAAAATGTTGGTGAAGAATAAAAATTATCAGCCGTAGTTCCACGAGCAAGTTCAACACCAAAATCTAAAGTGTAATTTCCAGAATTAATTAAATCTGGTCTAAATTTTTTACCTAAAAATATTTCAACTTCATTGGAAATAATAGAAGAACTATAACTATCAATCAAACCTTCTAAATTTGAATATCTAAAAAAAGCATTAAATTGATTAAGATTTGTAGATGCAAAATTTGAGATTAAATTTCTAACACCAGTTTTAATTTCATTATCGCTCTGTGTAGTTTTTGCTGGGTCATAATAAACATATGATTCTAATTTTAAATAGTTATAATCAACATCAACAATTTCAGGAGTTACCGTAAGAATACTGATAGGTTTTAAAATAACATCTTTGATATATTCTTTTTCAGTATCGGTAACTTCAAATCCTAATTTAGGTTTTGCAGAGATGAACACTTTACCATAAATTGGTGGGTCATTTTCTTCACCACCCCAAACATTTACAGCCTCAAAAGCAGGGTAGTTTTGTTGGATTAATTTGATGTAATCATTTTTAGTAACAGCACGGTTTTGAGATAAGAAATTTAATGGAGCTGCATATTTAATTTCATCAATAGTTTCTCTATCACTGCCACCAGAAGCAGCACTTAAAGACGAGATAGTATAATTTGAATAACCATCAATCGATGCAGTACCTACAAAATTATTAGCTTTGTTTGATTCTGCGCCTAATGTAGAAAGATATTCTAGAGTTACAACACCACCGTCTGGTAATTTTTTTCCTACAACATTATCACCAAAATAAATTTGATATTGTCCGTTTTGACCTTCTTGTAAATAATAAACGGCAGAATTTGCAGTCACACTCATCACATCGGTAGCTTGATTGTAAACTGTAATTTCTGTATTTGTTGTTGATGGTCTGACACTAACTTTTAATGTAGAAGTATCAATAGAATTATCAGGTATATTAAATACTTGAGTTGGGTTTGATAATTGATTGTGTATGTAAGTGTAAGAAACTAATTGACCTTCATAAACATTCACACTACTAAAGACAAAATTATTTCCAGTCTTAGATACTGTTTTATCTTCAAGTGTTACAAACAAATAAGATTTATTATCTAATTGATTTGATAAAAATCTATAACCTTTAGGTAATGTAGCAGAACCAGGTGTTGATGAACCAGAATCAACCGTAACCGTAACAGAGGCTCTTGATGCTGATGCTGAACGAGGAGTATATCCTAATTTTTTAGCATGAGAAACAACAGAATTTCTTAACATTGAAGAATCTAAAAAAGATTCATTGGCAACCATATTTAAATAGTATGCATTATAATGTGTGTTGTATGCTAAAATATCCAACAAAACACTTAGACCAGAACCTTCAAAGTTATAGTCTTGAAATTCGCTTTGTTGTTGCAAAAATGTTTTTAAGTTGTCTTTGATTGTATCAAAATCAAGACCAGTTACATTTAGACGGTCAGCCATGTTATCTTACTCGTTCTAGGAAAAATTCTATTGTTATTGGTTCAGTTCTATTTACAATGTAAAACTCCATACCAACACTAAAACCATTATTATCAAAATCTGGAGATACATTTACTCTATATACATTAACTCTTGGTTCATAATTTTTTATTACTTGTTCAATTTCTCGTTCCAAAACAGATGCAGTAATTTGGTCCATATTTTCGAACAATAATGAACGAACTCTGGAACTTATCTCTGGATGAAAAGGTTTTTCGTAAGGAGAAGTTAATACCAAATTCTTAATAGAATTGATAACAGCCATCTCATCAACGTGTTTGTTAATGTCTTTTTTGACTGGATGAATATTAAAATTCAAATCCAAATCTTTAAATTGTCGTGCTACATTTGTAGTTACTATTGCCATCTGTTATTTATGAGTTTAACCTGGTCAGAAGTTTGTCGGATCCAATATAATTTTGAAGTAAATTGTTTGCTGTGGCACCCATATTATTGAACCTTCTCAACTCATTAAAATCTTTAGCCACCTCACGTGAAGTGTTAAAATATACCTCATCATTATTTCGTTTGGTAGCTAATGTGGTATTAATTGTTTGTATATTATTATACATATTTGTAACAACACCTAAAGAAAGATTGGATGTTCTAACATAAGGATCCGTTAAAGTATCCGTACCACCACCAGTTACAGTAATACTATTACTAATTGTTGTTTCATATGAACTTATATTTGAATACAGAGAATTTAAATCTTCTTCTATAACAATACTTGTAAAATTATTCATTATTGGTGAATTGTTTTGAACACCTTCACTCTGATATGTCAAATACATCATCAATTGACCAGTAGACATTGCAGTATCATAGTGTGGTAAAGAAGCAGTATCACGACCTGTCGTTGATGGTGAAGCTTCAATAGGAGTAACTCCTGAAATTCTATTCGTGTGTTCTATAAACTCAGTACCATTAAAACCAGCAATATTTGATGATAAACTAATAATATCAGTAAATAAAGTTGTAATTGCACCGGTACTTCCCTGAACTGCATTGGTATTTGTTGCAGGTACAGCAGAAAGAAGTGATACTAATGAAGAACACTCATTCATAATATCGGATGTGACATTGGCCACAGGATTCTTAAAATATCCATTGACCGTATTGTTGGCTAAGTCTTGAAATTGCCAATCATCCAATAATCTAGGAACAGTATTAAGATGTTTTAATACTTTGTCTGAAAATTCAATAATTCCATTTGCACTCATTATAATCCTTAAACCATAGGTAAAATAGGTATACCAGTCATACCTTTTGGAGCTGGATGTATGTGTGTTTTGTAAATATTAGTATTAACAAGGTCTGTCATCAACACAGCAGTCATAAATCCAAAATCTCCTATTGGAGCATTAACAGAAACACCAGCATTAACCATACCTGTTGCAATAACTGTACCAGGAATAGCAACGGCAGGAGTTAATCCAACAGTTAGACCACCAGATGTCACAAATCCTAAAGGACCAGCTTTCATTCCTGTGCCGGCATCTACACGGGTTTCGGAATAAATTTTATCAGCAGTTAATTCTCCAGCAATATGTAGGTCACCATTTAATTGCAGGTGACTGCCAGTTTGAATACGTAAAGTTCCAGCAGAAGAATCGTTAGCACCAATCACCATATTTCCCTCAGAAACGATGTGTGCTTTACCTCCAACAGCTTGCACCATTTTACCTTTAACTACCATATTATAATCACCCTCAATCAATTCAGTTTTATTGCCTTTGACATTGACAATAGAATCTCCATTGATTGTTACACTACAATGTCCTTCAATTAAAACATTCTTGTTTTTTATAGTAATCTCATATCCATCACCATATACTTTATGAACTTCATCACCATTTGGATGCATTTCAATAAAAGTTCCTGTTCGGTGATTAAGTCGAACACGCTCTCGACCAGGTGTGTCATCCAATTCAAATAGATGTCCAGATTCAGTTTGTGTTACGTTATTATATGGATACTGTGGAGGATTATCAACATTAGCTGCCGATTCAGGTTCAGTCCAGCCTCTATCAGTTAACGGTTTTTGTGGAATATCTGCCATAATTAAGGTTTCTCTTGTTTTGTTTGGTCGTACCCAGCGTTGCCACTAACTTCATCATTTGAAGGTACGGCTTCCAATATCAAACTTTCAATTTCATCTAAACTTTCTTGACTTGCTGGTTTTGTTGCCGCATTTAGAATATCTTGTGGTGCATTTAACAACTCTGTTGTTTGTTCTCTCAATATTTTACCAGTATCTTCCAATTCTTTAAGTGCCTCTTTTAATTCAGGATCCTCAGAGAATAATTTATCTTCAGTTCCAACATCGGTAATCAATTTAAAAGCTGCATATAATTGAGCATAAAGATTTTTTAAACATTTCTTAAATAAATTATAGAATCTTTCAGGTAAAGACATAATATAATCAATCATTGCTTTAGCAGCAGCTGCAACATCAACAATCAATCTTTTCCAATCAAGAACCTCTTCCAACATTTCTGCAATTGCATTTAAAAAATTGGTAATTTTTTTAATATAAGATATTAAAGCAGATGATTCTCCTGAAGGATCAAAACCTAAAGCTTTTAATATCTTTCTAATTATTTCACGAATTTCGGTTGCAATAATACCATACTTGTTCTTTAGATATAAAACCACAGGTGTAATTTGACCTGTAATGTCACAAACGTGTTTTCTATCATTATTAGTTTTATCTATGAGTGTTCCTTCCATAACTCCACGAGCAATTCTTGCAGTAGAAGGTTCACCAGCAACATCACCCTTAACATCAGCAGGAGGTTTTGGTGCTCCAGCAACTTCAACAACTTTAGTGTTAATGCCAGGTAATACTCCAAAAATAACAGGATATTGAGCACTGTCACCATCCATAAAGAATCCTTGAACCCACTCATTCTCTTTAGGTCCAGCTGTGACCCTAGATGTTGATGGTGATACTAGTATCGAAGCCCAAGGTAAATGTTCAGTTGGCAATTCAGTTTTATTGTCCGGGTGCCATCCTTGAATACGAACACGACTACGATTTAACTTTAGTGGGTCTTTGCGGTCTTCCACCACACCAATCCACCAAGTCAATCCATTTAGTCCTGCAAAATCTTTATCTGCCATTTTTAATAATCTTTATATGTGTTATCATAAGAACCACTTGGTATAGTAAATGGTTTTTCAGTAGAATCTGTTGATACTTCAACTACTGTTTCATGCATATTATATTTAATGATGTGTCTGGTTGCAATGATAATATATTTACCATATAATGTTTTATCTAAATTATCTTCACCACCTTCTTCAACAAATGCTCTTTTTGGAACTTCCAAATTTATTGTGTTTCCGGATGAGACCAAAAAGTTTCCAGGTAATACAACACGAACTCTTTGACCCATCAAATTCTGCATAATAGCTTTTCGTTGAAAAATATATTTTGGTGTATCATCTTCTTTCTGAATAGATTGTGGGTCATTTTGTTTGACATATTCAGAATCTTGTTGGTTTGTTTGAAAAACAAAAAATGTTGTTCTGGAATTCTCCATTTGCATATTTGTTTTGCCTTCTCTATTTGTATAGATAGGCAGATTAGGATTACTGTTATTATGTGGTAAATTTTCGTAATGGTCACCATATGTTATCTTCTGTTTAACAACAGTTCTCGTAATAGGATCAAAACCAATAAAACTACCAGAGTAAACACCAGCTTTAATGTTTTTTAAGAAATCAAATTGTGAAACAACTTGCATATTTCTAGCACCAACAAATTCTTCACCAATATTTTCTGAAATATTTTTAACACCAAAATTTACCGTAAATAAAGGTTCTTTTTTAATAATAGATGAAATTGTGCAGAAGTTATAACCATCATTGTTCTGAAAGAATAAAAATGTTGGTGATTTATTTTCATCAATTGCACGCTTTGCTAACCAGTTTAAAGCATCAAATGGAGTTAAATTGGGTATAATAAATTTCTTAACACCTATTGATGAATCAAATGTACCAAAAAATTCATTAAATGAAATATTCAATCTCTCATTCAAAATATTAACAGCAGCTTCTGCGTATGTTGTATTATATGAATGATTAAGTTTTTGTTGATTTGAATATATCATTTCTTCAGCAACAAAATGTAAAACATATGTTTCTGAAGTTTGATTTATATTTTGTCTATCAGATTGTTTGTAAATTCTAAAAGACCTTTTATAAGAAAAATAACCTTCACCTTTATCAATATCAATTAGTATAATTTCCGTACCATCAAATAATAGTTGGTCTGACAATCCAATAGCATCACGAATAAGAATACTTCCAGTAACACAAGGCGCAAGAATACTATCAAATATATTGATTTCTTCAAACATACCTTTAATGTCAACTTTACCAAATTTTGAAACTATTGCTAACTCATTAATTGAGTAGTCGGTAGCTTGCTGTAAATTAAAATCAGACATTACTCATTACTCGTTTAAATTCAGCCTCAACAGTTGGGACAAAATCATTTTTTAATATTTTAATTGTTCGTTTAGAATCATTTAAATCATTTTCATATTCATAATATGTTTTAGTTTTTTTACTGATATCTATACGAATTTGATTTGAATTTGCAAGTGTAAATGTTTCAGATGAACTTACCACATTTGCATATGTATTAGCGTCCAATTGTATCATAGTTTCATATGATTTATTGGTATTTAATTCGGTTTGAGTTTCAATTTTATAATATGAGTGTATATTTGTTTTTGCCCAATTTACTCCAGCAAAAGCGGTAGAACTATTTGCATATTCACTGGTTGAATATTTTTTATCAATAACATTAATTAAATCACTACTGTCTAATGGCCAATCTGTTAATGGATTAACAATATCATTTATTGCCAAAATTATCCAATGTTTTTCAGATGAACCGTAAATGTTGTATGCCAAAATTTCAGGAGTTTCACCCTCAGAAATATCATACTCATAATATACTACGGTATTATTTTTAAAATCATCATCAAATTTAAATTTCGCAAGAATATTAGTTACAGTATCTAACGATGTAGATGTGTTGCTTAATGTGTATTCTTCTAATGGAAAATATTTAAAATATCTTGGCATAATTATTTCAACCCGTCAATAACTTTGTTTACTAGTCCCTCAGCACTCTTATCATCCAATTTTTGATTAGTAGCATAATATTGTTTTGTAAGAATATCAACTTCTTTAAATCCTAAATCTAAACGGATGGCTACAGGCATACCAGTTTCACCTTTAGATGGTGAAGTTTTACCTGGAACTTCATAAGCAGAAAAACCATTTGGTGCATAATCCACATCAATTGATTCTAAAACACAAGTTGAGATTTTAGGTATATTTGGATTTTCTGAACCATTATAATAAAATTTAATATCAAACTCTGATGGTGGTATCAAAAATCTCGCACCACTTTGATTTAAAATTTCTGGAGCCTGATGAAACTGGAACATAAAAATAATATCCTGAACTTCTTTTGCCTCTTGCTCACTTCTAGGGTAAAACATAAATGAGTATCTAAAACTTCTAAAAGAAGGAGATGTATAAAGAACTTCTAATTGTGGGTTAGAAGCAAGTCCACCAGATAGTGCTGCAAACACGGCAGATTTTGCATTACCAGTAATTGAAGATAATGCATTATAACCAAAAGCAGATAAGTTACTAGGTGAATCTTTAGTCAATGTGTCCATCAATGATTGACCAGCAGCAGCCACCGTTCCTGCTGTTCCTGTTGCAGCCGTAATACTAACATCACTATAAGATTGATTATACATAAAATTTAATGTATCCGGCATATACAAGGCAATAGCATCACTAGACCGTTTAATTGTTCTGAATAAATTATTATTCTTTAACATATCTTTTTCGGAACCACCAGTGTTGGCAACACCAGTACCTAAAAAACCAGTTAATCCCTTTAAAGATTTTAACATCTGACTATTCAACTGAGTAGTTGTCATTGTTTTAACATCAGATGTTTTAATTTGTGTTTTGTTCTGAGTGTTGATATGGAACAACATATAATGTCCCTTATCCCAAGAACCCAAATCGATTGGATACTTTTTGATTGTATACTGAGAACTGGCCAGTGGTTTAGATTGACCACGACCTTCTTTTTTAAAACTGATATCGGTGAGAGAAAATAGTGCCATTTTAGTCCTATAGGTTGACTACATATTTATATGACTTTCGGTAACAAAACCTATAAGGGTATCTTTAAACCTAAGAACCCAGCCAAATATAAAGGCGATGCGAACAATATCATTTATCGTTCTTCTTGGGAAGTGCGAGTGATGAAGTATTTTGACGACCACCCACAGGTAATCTGGTGGGCTTCAGAAGAATTGGTGATTCCTTACTACAATCCTATTGACAATAAGATGCACAGATACTTTCCTGATTTTGTAGTAAAGATGAGAAAGAATAATGGTTTAGTGATGACTTATGTTATTGAAGTAAAACCACATTCGCAAACGAAACAACCTGAGAGAAAAAGAAAGACACAAAAGTTCATTAACGAACAAGTGACTTATATTATTAATCAATCAAAGTGGAAAGCTGCTGATGAGTTCTGTCACGAACATGGATGGCAATTCAAAATACTAACTGAAAAGGAACTTGGTCTATATTAACTTGAAACCGGACACCAATACTTATATGCCGGCAATCAAGAAATCAGGCAAAAGTGAAGGCAATCTTTCGTATATTCCAACATAAATAGAACATGGCATATTTACTAGACCGTATCAATGAACAACTAACTTCAAAAGGTTTGGAACCTCGTTCCACCGCCTCTCGTAGATGGTTGCAACAAAAGATACAAAATTTAACAGTAACTCGCCAGGCACTGCTCCAAGATAAGGAGAGATTACGCAATACCACATTTATCGGCCGTATGTATTTTTACTACTATGACCCTAAGCTTAAGGATATGTTGCCATATTACGACAGGTTCCCATTGGTTATACCAATTGAACGATACTCAGACGGTTTCTTAGGACTAAACTTGCATTATATTAGTCCAAAGCAACGTATCATCCTTTTGGATAAATTAAGTGAGTTTGCAAATAATAGTGCTTATAATGAAACAACAAGGTTGAAATTAAGTTATGATTTACTCAGAAGTGCCCATAGAGCCTATGAGAAAACACCTTGTATTAAAAAATATCTGTTCAAACACGTTGAGAGTAGATTTTTAGAAATTACCGCAAATGAATGGGACATAGCAGCTATGTTACCTGTTGAAAGTTTTGTTGGTTCTACTAAAAATAAAGTTTGGGCAGAATCTAGGAAAAAATTCTAATGTCATTTTTACCAAACTTATTTTTATCAAATATTAAAGCCAAAGAGGGTTTGGCAAAGACGAGTCGCTTTCAGGTAATATTACCTATACCGCCTTATATTAATAGTTTTATTGGGCAAAACATTTTTGAGAAACTATTAAATCTACCAAATGCTATCGTTGCGGATGTTACTGATATATTCACCAGGACGCCTCAGGACGAACAGACCGCAACTTCTAATGCATCACTGTCACGTTACTTAGCTTTACAGTGCGAATCTGCTGAGTTGCCGGGTAAATCATTAATTACGGCTGATGCTAAAATTTATGGACCTGGATTTAAGGTACCATATCAAACACAATACCAAGAAATCACATTGAACTTTATTTGTACCAATGATTTCTATGAGAGAAAATTATTTGACAGGTGGTTGGAGGCAATTATGCCGACCGACACAAATAACTTGCGATTTGCTAAGGGTCAAAAAACAAGATACCTAACTAATATTAAAGTCATGCAATATGATGATTTTATTAAACAGATTTATGCGGTTGAACTGATTGATGCTTTCCCTATCAGTATTGCATCACAACCTTTGAATTGGTCGGATGATGGATTTCACCGAGTATCGATACAGTTTGCATACCAGAAATTCAATACTATTTACGATAGTAACTATGATATTGTAGCGGCAGCTGCAGCTTTATTGGGAAATTCAGCAGGACAAAAACTTGTTAATCCTATAAACAATAGAATTGAATCGTTGGTGAATAGAATATTTTAATTGATTGGAGTTATTATGGCGTTACCAAAAATTGATGTGCCGGTTTATGAACTAAAACTAATTTCTACAGGTAAGACGGTTAGATTTAGACCATTTACGGTTAAAGAAGAAAAGTTGTTTTTGATGGCCAATGAAACTAGTGAAATAGATTTCATCATCAAAACAATCAAACAGGTTATTAATAATTGCGTTTTAGATGACGTTAATGTTGATGATTTACCTGTTTTTGATATTGAGAATATATTTTTAAATCTTAGAGCTAAATCTATTGGTGAAGATGTTAGTCTGAAATATCGTTGTAATAATGATGTTAAAGATGAGAATGGTGAAGAACACAAATGCGGCAATTTGGTCCAATTAGATTTGAATTTGTTGGATATTGAGTTGCCGAAACTTTCAAAAGATGTTGGTAAGATTATGATTACTGACAATTTAGGATTGGTTATGAAATATCCTACTTTTGATTTAGTGCAGAAATATCAAGGTAAAGAAGATACCGAAACATTACTGAGTATGATTGTATCTTGTGTTGATTATATTTTTGATGAAGAACAGATATACTATGCTAAAGATACATCGCAAGAAGAAATGGTAGATTTTATTGAGAATTTACAATCTAAAGATTTGGAAAAAATTAAGGCATTTTTTGATAATATGCCTAAGATTAGTAAAGATATAGAATTTAAATGTAAGAAGTGTGGTTATTCCGAAAACATTAACCTACAAGGCGTTCAAAGTTTTTTCGGATAATATTTGGTCATGAAAACTTAGGTAACTACTACCAGACTAATTTTGCTTTAATGCAACATCACAAATATAGTCTGACTGAATTGGAAGATATGTTACCTTGGGAACGAGATATCTATGTGAATATGCTTATGAGATATCTTGAAGAAGAAAATGAAAGAATTAAACAAGCTCAACAAAGGCGTTAATAAATGGCAACCTTAGCAAGTGTAGTTAAAAAATATCAACAACAAGGACAAGGTAGGGGTGGTGCTCTAGCCTCCGGTGTTTCTGATATACTTAAAGAAAAAATTGACCCACGAAGATTTTTATTTAAATCTGATGGAGTTATGACTACACTATTTCCCTCACTAAGAGCATTTAAAGCAAAAGGTGCTGGAGAAAAAGGAGATTTACTTTCATCTGGTTCGGCAGCATCAACACCAGTTTTAAATGAAATTCTAATTAACTCGCAAATTACAGCTAAGAATACCGCAGTATTACCTATGATGGGTCGTGATATGAACATCATGCGCCAAGGTATTGTTAAATTGGTTAAGTTACAAGGTGGAACTCAAAGAGATAAAGCCGATAGATTTTTTATGAGTGCAAGAGACCGTGAGGCTCTCTATGAATCACAATTTGGAAAACGAGCAAGTAAATCTATAACACCATCTAAACAAGATACTGGCAAAGAAAACGAATCCGTATTAACTAAAATTCTTAAAGGTTTGGGTTTCTTGGAAATCATTAGAGATTTGATGCCTCTATTGAGAATCATTGGAGGTATTGCATTACCTATGATGTCTGCTCTTTTCGGTACATTATTACCAATAGTGGTAGGTTCAGCTGCAATATACGGATTCAAACAATTGCTTGATGACTGGAAAAAAGGCAAAGAAGAAAAAGAAGATTTGGCTTATCTAAAACGATTACAGGACCAAGGAAAAGAACTAACAACGGAACAAAAAGCCAAATTAGATAAAGCTGAACGTGAAGATAAATCGTTAACACCAGGTGAAGGTGTTAGGAAATCTGCCAAAGGTATGATGACTTTAGGTACAGCTAAAGACTTTTTAGCTAGTGATTTAACTGAAGAAGAAATTAAAGACGCTACTGGTGCTTCAAGGAAAGTTTTAGAGGAATATGTCAAACGTGGTGGTAAAACTGCCTTGCGTGAACTATCTTTAGAAATGGGAGAAAAACCAGGTGGTGCGACTAGAGCTCCAACAGCTGAAAAGGGTAAGGCTGATGCTGGACAAAAGAGAGCGGAAAAAGTTGAAAGTGATGCCGCTATGAGTAAATCTATTCAGGAAGTATTGGCGACAATAAGAACAAGAGAATCTGGTGGAAATTATCAAGCTCAAGCACCAGGTTCTTCTGCTTCTGGTGCATATCAATTCATCGATAGCACTTGGCAATCATTGACTAAGAAATACGGAATCGGCCAAGAATATACTAAAGCAAAAGATGCTCCACCTGAGATACAAGATTCTGTTGCTGCAAAATATGTTGAAGAAATATTGAAGAAAAATGGTGGTGACGTTTCTAAAGTTCCTTTAGTTTGGTATACAGGTAATGCACAAGGTAAAATGTCTGATGCTGCCTTGGCTGCAAATGGCGGATTAACTCCTGAAACATATCAACAAAAATGGATGGACACCTACAACAAGGTGTCTGGTGGAACAGCAGTTGCGTCAACACCAGTTGCACCATCTTCAGGTAGTAAAGTAAATACCACATCTAATGCTGTGGCTGTTGCTCAAAGAAATGAGGGTTCTCAGACTGCACCGATAGTTATTGATAGAAGTACCACAAACAACACACAAATGGCAGGTAACGGTAATCAGAATAAATCTATTGCCTCACCATATAATGAAGAACTATTTGATATGTTGTTTAAGATGGCAACCTCTTAATAATAAAAAACCCCGCCGAAGCGGGGTTTAATCTTGCGTTTGAGATTAACTCTCAGCAAGTGATTTGAAGTAATCCATATCTTCATCACTCTCAGCAATCTTTGTATCAATTACTGATAAATCATCATCTTTAAAATTATTCAACTCGGCAGTTTCTGCTTTTGTTTTCAAATTCACTGGACCACCATCAAAACCTAAAACTTTATCCAAACGAGCCTTTAACTGCTCATATGGTTTGAATTGTTTAGGGTCTGTAAAGTCTTTCAAAGAAAACTCATTCTTCCACAATTCTTCAAGTTTTTCATCATTACCATCAAACAACGCTGACTTATCGGCAAATTCTGACTTGTCATAGTTACGATAGCCTTCAACATTACGAATCTTCAATTTGAAGTTTGCACCTTCCCACATATCAAATGGGTTAACTGGTGTTTCATCTGCGAACTCAGGATTCATCGCTTCAGAAATCTTATCGAAAATCTTTTTACCAAATTTAAATAACTTGATTTGACCTTCGTTTTGTGGGTTGCTTGGGTCTGATACAACCAAAATATTGGCGATGTATGTCAACTTACGCTTTTGTTTACGAGCAATCTCTTTGTTTGCTTCGATGCCAGAATTCCATAATGTAGAATTATGTTCACATACTGGACATTTATCATTCACAGTAGTTAAACAGTTATCAATGAACCAACCACCTGGACCTTGGAAACCGTGATTGAATACACGAACCCAAGGAAGAGCATCATCACCATCAGCAGCTGGTGCTGGAAGGAAACGAATTGTAGCCATGCCGTTACCTGATTTGTCAACACTAGGTTGCCAGAATCGTGTATCGTCTTTACTACCTGCTTCTGCGTTTGGTTGGGAAACTTGTTCGATTGCCTTAGTAAGAGTTTCTAGGCTTGAACGGTTGCGTTTTAAGTTTGCAAATGAACTCATATTTTACCTCGTATTAAAATGTATTAAAAAATGTATAACGACTTATCCACATATTCATAGTATATACTATATTTATGCCTTTTGCAAGTAAATATCAAGCAACATTAAAGTATTGCCTATATCTTTGTGATGAATACCTATACCACCAGCTGCACGGAATGCCTGAATAACATCTTCGGTATCATCAATTAAGATGCTATCAGGTGTTGCAAATTCTGCCTTCTTTTTACGACCAGCCACTACGTTTACTTTCCATTGTTCTGGTAGGTTGAATGTTTCAATCCACTTGTGTTTTTGAATCACAACTTGGTCATGAAACTTGTTGCCACCAGATGAGGTCAAAATTTCCACGGATTCAATCGGAACATTTTGACTAAGATAGGTAATCAATTCAGGACCACCAGGCCACCAATCCAATGTTTCAAAGTTTTTACCCTCAATGAAAGTAGTCCAGTTTTCACTGAATTCTTTTCCAGCTCTAGATTCACCGGGAGATTCACGGAACAATTCAATGTACCGTTTCTCAAAGTTGGCCAACACACCATCCATATCTACATAAATTTTCACAATAATTCCTTCATAATAATATTTTTAAACTTCTCTTTATCAAACTGCAAGAATGGAGCATATTTTTTCACTTTGCGAGAAAACTCAGGATAACGAATTGTGTCAGTTATCTTCTTGTCCCACATAGGCAAGAAATTCATAATTGAATTCATAATCACCAAAGTTTCTAAATGTATATCCTTCTGTAATGTCATAATTAATAACTTTGGGTAATCACCGTCAGTTATCAGTAACTCATTAGGAGATGATACACTATCTTTAAGCTTTTGGCAATCATTTTGAAATTTATAACCCAAAGATTGTATGGTTGCCATTCTTTGTTTATAGGCAATCACAGCTTCTTCTTGTAATAAATCCCCTGCCCACAAATTCTCTTTGATTAGAAAATTTGATACGAGAAACTCAATGTAATCTTCTTTTTCGTTTTGCCGAGAAAGTTTATAGAAATGGTATTTGTCCTTACGATTTTCAAAAGCTTCGATAGAGATATTACTCTTACCGTTGTATTTGAAATAATCGTAAGAACCTGAGGAGAAATGCAACTTTAGGGAGTTGTATAGAGAGAACGCTTCATAACCTGTCATATCACCATTATATCATAATAAATCATTTAAAACGGCAATCGTGCAGACTTCGGTAAAAGATTCAAGTCTTGTGCATCAGCTTCTAGTTTGGATTTCAAATTGGAGTTGACCAAAGTGGCGGCCAATTCGATTTCCATACCAGTCTGTTTACAATATTCAACGATTGCTTCCATGTGGTTGTAGTCTGTTTCGGCAACCATCTTTTCTATTGCCTTGGCAAACTTTAACATTTCATCTTTAGTTGGCATTTTCGGATTCACTCATTCTATAATCATCAATCATCCTATTGGCTTCTTCAACTGGCCAAGTTTCTTGGTCAATGATAACGTTACCTTCAAAATGAAACCCACAACCACGCAAAAAGTTTTCAAACTCAAGTAAGATGTCATCCAATGAATCTGCTCTAACCTCAACTGTTCTTTTAGTAACAACAGAAGCCACAAATGGCATTGGTTCTTCTTCACAAATAAATGTAAACTTACTCATAATTATTTCACAATCGTTTCATAAAGGGTTTCAAATTGTTCGTGAGTTGCCACTTCTTCATCATAGTTTTGTTTATGATAAACTTTAACCATCTTCGCAACCAACTTCTTAGGTAACTGTAAATCTTTAGCAACTGCAGCTACAGATTCTTTAATGTAATCACGCTCACCTTCCATGCGTGTCATAGAACCGGAACATTCACGTAAACAGTCTAATAGTTTCTTCTGGTCGGCTTCACTTGAAATTTGATTGATACTCAATTGTTGAACTGCCATAATATATCCTTTATTTTATTTTCTATTACCATTCGCAGCTGCATGAGCCACACAAATTGTATCCGTATTGGTCACATAAGAACATCTTACTGCCAAGGGATCCATACTTTTTGCAATAGCATTGTCGATGTTCTTAGCCATCAACATTCTATCATTCACATTATACACCGTTATTCCAATAATTGCGGAAACAATGACAATAGTTACAGCAATCACCATTGTTTTGAAATCAGTTTTAACATCACTCATAATTTAATTTCCTTATCAATTTTATTGACATCACTCTGTCGTTTATAAAAAATATGTCTACCAATCTGTGTAGTCTTTGGTAAACCCCAATGTGGATTCACATAGTCAGCATGATAATATGTTGCACCTTTTGTAATGTCTTTCATTGTTTCATAATTCATCAGAACATTGATAGCTACATTACGTGCATCATTATATAACGAACTACGTAATAATGTCAAGCGATTACCGGTAATTGATTCGCATACCCAACTAAATTGGCAAATACCGTTTGTTTTTTGTTTGACAACACCGCAAATATCAGAGGCATAATTGCCTGAAGATAATCGGTTTAGGGTGACTAAGGCGACTGCTACTTTGCCTTCTTTAGATTCGTTACCTGCTTCGAACAGGATATTTTCAGCTAGACAATCAACTTGTTTTTGTGTTGACTTTGATAGTGTGTGGTATTTTATGTCGTATGGTAAATGATATTTACCTTGGTTGGTACTAAACACCGAAAGTACCAGTATTGCTGCTGATATTAGGATACTTAATTGTATCGGTCTACTTCGCATTTTACCTCCTTTTGTTGGCTAAACCGTTAAACTGGTTTAGTATGGCATCAGAACTTTTATTTATATACTTAATCCCACAAATTCTGGTAATACTTACCAAATAGTCTAAATCCATTAGACATTCTCGCATGGTGAGATTTCCATGCTTTTTTATTCCACTTAGGACCAACATAGTCTTTATCCCAAGGCAAACCCTTAACTGTTGAGTGGTCAAAGAACTGAGCATCATTATCATCATCAAGCTTCTGTTCAAATGCCCAAATCATTTCATCCAAGACATAATCCCATCTGCGGAAATGATTATCATCTGTGTCCCATTCTTCTTCTTTTGGTGGCGCTGAGGTCGACTTTAATGATAATGGAACATCACTGTCATCCACATTAGGAGCACCATGTTTATCTTTTTTTAATTGCTTCAACATAGGCAAAATAATATGTGCCAATGTGTGGTCCATAGACCAAGTATCCCAAGGATCGATTTTTACATAATCAATCTTGCGATTAATCTTATTCATCACCCACTGATAACCATGACAGAAAGGCAAAAGAATATTACTCAATCTCTCAATCACTGGTTCATCATAATCAATGCCACGCCAGAAATAAATTTTCTCTAAGATTGTATATGGACTAATCCAATTGTCTTTATACTTGTTTAGATAGACTTTCAATATTCAACCTCACAAAATAATTCAACTTCTCAATATAATCTTTCTTTTCACGACAAAAAATCTGCGGAGTATTTTCACTTTCAACTGCCATAGCAATTACAATATGGTCAATTGCAATACCTGTTCTTTCCTCAAACATAATCGCATATGCGGTACACTGCATAAAGTAATTATCAATGTCATTAGCATCCTTAAACTTACCAGATGTTTTATAATCAACGATAGATAACTTTCCATCCCACTCTGCAATTAAGTCAACCCTACCTGCAACCTGCAATTCATCAGAATATAATGGTTGTTCAATTGCGTATATCTTACCAACACTTTTATCAAGGTATGGTTTTAATTGTAAAAACATTTGTTTAACATTGGGCATCATGTTTTGTTTGAACTTGAAATCCATCTCATTCAACAAATACTTCTCACAAGCCAAATGCACAGCTTCACCTCTACGAGAAGCTTTACCTGAAATCTTATTGGCCTCTTCCTCACCAACAGCAGCTCGCCAATTTTCAATGATGTGCTGATTGTATGGTTTGAGAATTGTGGTAATAGAATTGTACCTATTACCTTTCGGTGTTAGGTATGTTCTACCCGATTCTGTTGTTACTGCTTCTAACTCAAAATCAAGGCCATCAATTTTTTCATGTATAAATGTCACTTCGCCATTCTCTTTGTAATTTTATCTACGTGTTTCTTAACCACTTCTCTTGTTCTAACATCCTTAATAGAACGACCACCAACTTTTTCAGCGAGTGGTGATGCTGGGTGTGCTTCAGCGACCCTAGATATCACCTCATTAAATCCTGATGGTGCTTTGTTTTGGTAGTTACCAACACCACCAATAATTGCAGGTGCAGCTACAACTGGTTCAACATGAGGATTCTCTTTGAGATATTCCTCACGTTTTGACCATGTCATAAAGATTTCAAAATGTTCACCACTATTGGTGTCCCTAAATTCGTATGTTGGCATTAAACCACTCCGGTGTATTACGTGAATTAATCTTACCTTTCCAACTAGCAAGATGAGTTTTATTTAGATTGTAATAATTACGATATGATTTAATGGAATCACCAGCAGTCTTAACATCATCAGGCATCGCTGGTGTTGGTTGGGTAAATGGAGCAGATGGTATCGTATCTGGCAATCGTGCCAACTGTTCTACTAAACCATCACGCTCGCATTTATGGACTTTACCATAACGATAGGTATATTCTTTACATAAGGCTACTAACATTGATTGTAACCATTTATAGTTACTATCGTTTAACCTGCACCAGACAGCTGAAGGATGAGATAAATGAGTAGCAGAATACAAAATAGATTCACGACCGTCAGGAAGAACATATCTAGTTTGTTTTCGACCAGTTTTACTGAGGCCAACAGATTGAGTGCCATCAAGCACACGGTGAGCAGTAGAAAGTAATTGAGCATATTCTAAAATCATTTTAATACAATGCTTATCGTTGTGCATTTCAGCACAGCGTTGCACATCATGGTCTAGGTAAAAAATGTTCACTTAACAGCCCACAATTTCATAACATCATCCAAACCATTATCTTTGAATGGCACATAGTCATTTGTCTGTAATGTAGAATTAATCACTTGTTTTTTCACTTCCATTTTGTATGTCATAAAATCTAAAGCATCGAGATACTGCTTCATCCACATATTATAATAATCTATCATTACCAACTCCCATCATCTATCCATAATCTAAGTGTAATTGGTAACAATTCAATCACCAATGTGTCCTGTTCCCATACTTCATTAGTTTTACAATAATCAATATTTAATCGCCAATGATATGGATTAAACTTAATTGTAACATTTAATCCACTATACTTGAGGTAATTCAAAATAGTTTTAATCATATAGGTTAGACCACCTTTCCAACTTCTTCATTTTATTTGCCGAGGCTTGTTCGAGGCCTTCCATATCAATAATGTCAAAATCTACCATCAATCTAATCATAGCAACCAAATCACCCAATTCTTCGGTAAGTTTTTCACGATTATTATCACCGTCAACAGGATAACGAGCATCAAAACCAAATCTAAAAATCTTACTAATAACTTGTGTCACTTCAGCACATTCTTCTTGCGTGATGTATAATACCTCACGTTGTTTATCATCCAAAATATTATCTTTCATAATATAAATTAATTTACCAATTCTACTCAGAGATGGCTTGTTCAAGCATAGTGTCGATGTATTGCTCAATTAGTTTATCCTTAATCATATCAGTGATTGTTAAATAAGGCCATTCTAATACAAAAGGACAATTTTCTTTCCAGTGACTATGTTTCAAAAAGTAAGCATAATCTTTTAAATCTTGTTTATTGGTAGCATCAAACCAACGCTTCTGCCACTGCCAGTGACTTAGCTTGAATTTTTTGTTTTGTGAACCAGACATCAAATTATTCATAAGTCCTTTATTATAAAAAGAGGGAGAGGTAACTCTCCCGTTTCAATTACTCAGTAACTTCGGTTACAGTCAACTCAGACATTTCAGCTTTAGTGACAACATCTTCAACTTGTGCATCAGTCAACTCAGTAGCTTTAAGGTCTGCCAACTTACCAACAGGTTTAGCGGTAGGTGTATAAGTCATAACACCAGCACGCTTCATGTATTCTTTCACTTCATCAACGTTAACCAATTGGTAACCAGCAACTTTGCGACCGTCTTTCACAACCTTAACTACGCCGTTAGCGATAGTCTTGATGTGCCACATATAAGTGGAAATACGATACATATAAATTTCGTGACCTAGAAGAGCATCAAGCTCATCTTTCATTACTGGTTTACCAGAAATCATTACAGTCAACACTTTTTCAAAAGGTTTCAATTTTACAGTTTTAGTCTTAGCCATTTTTACAAACTCCATATTCAATTAAAGAAATAACAGTATAACACAATAATGCCGATTTGGCAACCACTATTTGGGCAATCATTCTACTTCGGTAGGTTGAAAACAAAATGCCTCAAATTCTTCCCAAGTACCTTCAAATAAAATTTCTTCGGTATCGGTAACTCTAACGGTATCTTCCCAAACATGATACTCATACTCTTGCCAACAATCTTGTTTTAATCGTGGAGGATACAAGTAAATACCACCAGAATCTTTTTTAAAATTTGCAACCAACTGAGCTGCTAAACAAAACATACCATTAAAAAGTCTTCCAGTAGAGCCACCAGGAATACCATCAACGATTTTACCACTCAGTAAAAACTCCGCCAACTCAGCACCATGTCCTGATGGATAACCATCAAACTGTCGGTACATACAAACAAAAGGTAATACCCAATCTTCTTTTTTACCTTCATACACATAAGTTAAGCTTCTTGTTCCCATATTATTGCTCCAAAGTCATTTCTTCAATTTCAACAAATTCATTCTCAACATCTGGTGGTATTTGAGATTCTATTTTCTCAGAATACTTAATAGCATCACATTCAAATACAAACGCTTTTAAATTTTCATAACCACTTTCGGGACCAAACGATTTTACCAAATATATTTTCATAATAAACCTTAATAATAATAAGCACTAAAATGCGTGGCATCTTCTTTCAAACAAGTAGTAGCCTTACTGATATAACTACGTTGACGAGCAGACGGTACATTAAAACGGGGACCACGATACCTCAATTTAAAATATTTACCCTGTTGAGCCATCACTTTACGGAACTCATCAATCATACTCATAGGCACACGGTGGTAAACTGCTCTCACACCTGATTTTTTATATAAGTCAAACATATTAAGCTGCCACTTTCATCATAATAGTAGGATATTTTACAAAGCCAGTTTCATCTTTTTTGGCTTTACCTTTTGCGTATAAACCAACAATCACACCTTTAGGGTCTAAAAATCGTAAATCACTTTCATCGCCATTAAATACTGGTAAACCATTATAATATTCAGGCATTGCTTCTGTCTTTTTAATACCAAATACTGTAGCAATATTATAACCTTGAGCAATCGCTTCCATTACATCAATATCGTTACCATCAGCAGCTGAAAATGTTAAACTGTAATTTTTAATATCATTAACTTTACGGCCTAAAATTTTTGTATAATCATAAAATTGAATATCACTAAAAGCTTCAAAAATGTTACGATATAATACACCGTTGCGGACAACCTCATATTTTTCAAAAGCAAGGTCACTAGTACCGTTTAATCTGAAAACAGGAATTAAATCTTTTTTAATTGACTGTTTAATACCGAGCTCGATATCTTTAACTAATTGAGCCATAAACTCTGAGCGATTTTCAAAAAACATTTTTGTTTTACGGATACGAGCTTGTTGAATAGTGTTGGTGCTCTCGCCTTTTTTAAACATACCGCCACGACCAGCAGTATTAAGACAAGCTGCCTTACAACCAGCAGTAGCTTTAGGACAAGTCTGGTAACCAGATAAGTCAGCAGGTGCAAGGTGTAGAATATAGGTATTATAACCTTGCTTAAGACCTTTCAAAACTTTAGGATTACCAACACTTAATAATTTCATAATTTCGCTTTCTTTATCAACTCAACATAAACCATTATACAGGTATCCAGGCAAAACACAAGCCTCTGTTGCAGGAAAGCAACACTGTAAGCTGTTGATTTTAAAGGGTTTTAAAATTATTTTCACTTTTTTGTAAGCTCTTGATTTATAAGGGTTTTTTACCGGCGCATATTTGCTTGGTCTTTTGCCTCTTCCTCAGAGAATACAGGAACCGCATTGGATTTGTGCAAGGTGCCTATTCCTTTGACTTTTGTTCCGGTGTATACATTACCATGGACAGGCTTCGTGGCGCAACCCATACCGTTTCCTAGTGATTCATATTTTGGTGTTTCCCTAATATATTTTTTATTATCTTTAATAATATTATCAGTATTAACTTTTTTATTTTTACTAAAATTAGGTTTATATTGGTCTAATGATTTTAACCATAAATCATATTCAGCCTTTTTCTTTTCTTGGCGTTTTTTAATTTGTTTTTTAATCTTTTTAGGACTGCGATTATTAGCATATAATATCATAATGTATTCCTTACTGCTTCAATATGTTTACATTTACCACGGAAAGTAAATCCTGTGCAAGTGCAAGATAATCGATTATCATTATCTAAACTAACAGTATATTCATTATCTTTAGATTTTACTTTGAATATACGATTAT